TGACCTTCAATTGGTTGTTGGAAGTAGAATGGTTCTCCAACCCCCGGAGCGTGTTGGTTAGTAACGGTAAATTTAGTTGAATACTTAAATCCCGGAGGAGCATCTACAACTTGTTGTGCTGAAATATAGTTTACCCCGCCTGAACTTAATGACGCATTCCACATGTCAGTAACATACCCAGCGGTAGTAGGAGTAACCGCAGTTCCACCATTCACCTGACTTACTGACATATCTCCGTTGATGATGCGGTTGCGGAAGGTAGCAGATGGAGGAATCCTAGCACTTACTGACTGCAAAGCTCTTATAGCCCTGTACACAAGCATAAACTCATTAAATGCCTTTGGATCATCTACTTGTTCAGGAGTAGTGGGTAAACCAACATCTATAGCATTATTAATATTAGCATTAACTGCCATAGCTATCTCCTACCGCCAAGTTGAGCAGTTAACTGTAATGCAGATAGACTGAAGGAGCCAAGTAACACTATTATATGATTCTGAGCTTCAGTACGCATACCATATCTACGCAACTTAGTTCCTAATTCAATTACTACTGGAGTGAGTGGTGCGGATAAATCTCTACCATTGTAACTTGGAATAGTTAGTAGATTAAAGTTAGTATTATCACTAGTTATTTCTTCTACCAGTAATTCCTCCAGCACCAGATTATAGTCACGAGTGCTTTGATACTTACCAAGCCACATTACACTATTCTGGTTATAGGAGGAATAATCTTCAGAGGCCAGCGATACTGTACCATCTATACCTAGGCATCCAATAATACGCCCAACTTGTGGTGGGTTACTTATATTAGTATTAGCACTGATATAACTCTGCGGACTAGCACTAGCATAGGTTTGACCTACTTCACTAGCAGCTGTATATGGAGATATAACTCCTTCAAGATTCACATCTATTTCAAATATACAAGTGTGGTCTATTGATATGCGGCCCCAGCGCTTAAGTACTGTGTCATAAACAAGAGCATCTGTATATATCTGCTGAGTACCAGCTATTGCTGTTACACCGAATGAGAGTATAGTATAGCGCGCACCAACTATAGTTATCCTATATGCCAGAACAGTATCTAGTACAGTAGATACAATCACATTATTTACAAAGTCATATGACTCATAGATACGTGCAGCAAGAAAGTCCATAGCTTCTGGGACTATAGTTGTACAACCTTGCTGAGTTACTTGTAATATACCTGCATAAGTAGCTGCTACATGGAAACCTAAATCCTGCCCTAGTGATACTTTACTGTAGTGGTTAATACCGCTAGAACCAGCAGCATTACGCATAAGCCAAGGGAATTGAGTATTATTACTGAAACTGGCGAGCACTATATTCTGCGTGGTATAGATTGCAAAACCACTAGTACTTAGCGGAACTATAACTACGATCTTACCTGACAGATCAGCAGGTATCTCTGAGCCAGCACCAGTAATAATACTAGGAGTGAAATCAAGCGGATTAACTGTGCTGTCCCAATATACTGTACCACTGGCATCCCACAGAAGCATATAGTTAACTGCTGCGGACATACCTAGTATATTAGCAGCAGTGATACCAATTAGAGTGGTGGCAGTAAGGGATACTCCAGTGATATTCACTGCATAGCAGCCAAAGTTAGCTAGATATAGATAGGTTATTCCATTAACTATACCATAGGTAACTGCATCACCGCCTGCCCAACTTGCAGGAGTTACATCTTGCCATAGAGGTGAGGCAGCAGTGAGCATATAAATTTTAGAGTTAAGTGCAACTCCTATTAGCGCTTTATTCTGCGACTGATCTATAGCTGTTATTTCTTGGGCGAAATTAAGATTAGGAGTAACAGGCGCTGCAACTAATTGCTTATATCCTACACTCTTATAACCATACTTAGTAGGTAATACATCCTGTAGATACATCACTTGTGGGTGAGATATAGGTGGACGATTATAGAGAGTGCTACCATCTGGGGCATCTTGCACAACAGTACGCGGCATCCACTTGGTTAGGAGTGGATACTCTGCTACATTAAGATCAGATAGGAACTTGATTTGAGGCATTAGGATATAACTCCTTAGAAATTATGCTGGTAATTTATACTTGCCTTACCATGACCTGCTTGAAACTTTAATTGATTCAATGAATCTTGCCATTGCATCATTAGTTGGTTAACTTTTAACCTGCTATCAAATTGACCGTCACCTAATGGGGCTGAATAATTAACTCCTCCACCACCTAAAAATAGTCCTATAGAGTGTGCAGTAATTGCTTCTATAGAATTAGCTGCTGACTGGGCAGGGTCTAATTGTTGCTGAGGAGTTTTAGTATAGGTAGGAGAACTATCTGTAGGTAACTGTAGATTTAATGGTAATTGAGCAGCATCTCCCATGATATAGTTATCTCCAGTTAGCCCATACGCATGATATAGTTAACACCTATAGATGCAGGAAGGTTAGCTGCACCCCCACTAGTAGGATTACCTGTGTTTTGAAGATATCCAACTGAGGTTGCATAACCTGAAGAAGTTGCAGCAGGGTATCCTGGCCAGTTGCTATTGGGCGAGCTCAAAATTCCGTTCGGGTGATCATGATTCAATACTACACCAACAGTACCTGCGCCAAGTGCTGTAACTATCTGCGCCCAAGTATAACCTGGGGGTATCCACGGCATACCGAATGTAGTAGCACCATCACCTGCACCGAATGGATAACCAAGTGCTGACATACAGGCATTAAGCACTGGATATGTAGCACGTGATATAACTTGTGCACCACCAGCAGCATTAAGTACCTGTGCCCAACCCACAGGAATACCTACACCGCCTACAAAGAAACCTTGCCTTACTTCACCTACATAACCTTGAATAGAACCTACATCAGCTTCCATCAGGAGTCTAAACTGTGTAGTAGTTACAGCTATAACTAATACTACTGAACCTGGAGTTATAGTAATCGTAGTACCACTTGCAACTCCATCTATTAGAAGATTAGCCCCAGCAGTAAATTGTGCTGCACTAGGGATAAGTAGTCTACGCACCATACCTGCCTGTAGTGCGGCCACGAACCCAGTAGCAAGTACTGTTCCGGTGTAGTTAATAAGTTGTGTGGGCTGATTAAAGATATCTGGTGTAGCACTAGATGCAAGAGTAGTTATTTCATGCAGCCAAGTCTTAAGAGTTCTAAATTCAGCCGCTGCTGTACTGCGATCAGTAGTATCTAGTGGATTAGTTGAATCATTAGCATTAGGTATATAACTCATATCTTATATCTCCGAGATTGTAAGCAGTGATAAATTACCATCATTACCATTTGGGCCTAGGAACATCTGAGCAAATCTAGCTGATTCATCACTCTTACCTACAGCTGCAAATACATAAGCAGCAGCTTCACATGAGATGAAGTCAGGATTTTGATCTGCTATCCAACTGTTATAACCTGTAGGTGTTACATCAGGAAATGCCCAGTATTGAACTTGAATCTGGTTAAGTATCTTGTCGCAGCGTAGTGTTGCTTGGCGTGCCATTTGATACCAGTAGTTTAATCTTTCGACACGATAATCATCCATGATATTATCATTATCATATTCATCAAATTTATACTCAGTACCTGTACGTATTGCATTATACTCTACAATATTAGATATTTTACGAATCAACGGATAAGTTGCTGCATCAGTTAAATCTAAGGTATAGCGAAAAGATAAGTCACTACCTTCAGTGATAACTGGAAGTGTTACAATAGCATTAGCTATATCATTCTTCCATAAGTCTGCAAGGTGATACTTGAGTGTAGCTCTACGAATAGCTAATGCAGTCTCAGCCACACGATCTAAGCGACCTGTGATAGTATATACATCTTGTACTAGCTGATTGTAGGAAGCTACACTCATAGTATATTACTCCTATTATTTAGTAGCAGAGCCGATACTGATCTTAATTCCACTAGTAGCTGGGGCAGAAGCTACACCGTTAGAATCAGAACCAGCTGCTCCTTCACTGATAGTGGTGCTATTAGCTACATTGAGTTTCTCCAGAGAACTGGAACCTGCGTCATTACTCTTAACTACTGAGCGAGCCATCTGTTCTTGGAACTCTTTGAAATGCCGAGCCTTCAATGCTTCCACAGGTTCAATAGTATGAACTATCTCTTCAGGTTTACTGGAGATATTTGGGTGACGCATTGCTATCTCATCATCAAGCTCTTCAATCTCGTGCTTGATATCAGTTGTATATTCTGAGTCTCTACCATTCTTTGTAAGGAATGGAGCTACTTTACCATTCTTAAATATGAAGCGCATAGTAAGGATATTACTACGAAATACACGGGCTTCTACGCGGCTGGTGTCTGCGCGTAGATTCTTATTTAGCGCAGCTGCATAACCTTGTGCTGCATCTACTGAGTCTTTACTACCTTGTGCTTGTGTGCTCATGTTATTACTCCTTGTGGATTGATACTACAGTGGATACTACGGGTGAAATGTTAATTAGACTAGGAACTATTTCTAATTCCTAGCATAGTAACACTAACTAAATACTACCCTGCAGCAGCAGCAGTAAGATTGGTGATAACTGCGTTAGCTGGAGGATTCTTAATTACTGAAGTAACCTCAGTAGTAAGAGTTCCACCTACTGCATCAATACCATTATCTACTGGATCGACGTCATTCATATCCGCATTAAATTCACGGTTCTGAGTTTTACGATCACCAAGATAAGCAAGCTTGAAAGTTGACAGATCAACAGCAACTGCCATCTTGCTCCAAGAAGCATTAGTATTGAACAGTGGATGCTCAATGATACGGAATGTACCGCGAGTAGTCTTAAAGGTTCCGAATTGCAGACCCCAGTTAGTTTGACCATCACTGATGAAGTAAGTACCATTCAGGCGACCGATGTTATTAATCACCTTATGAGCAGCACCACCTACGAACAACACACGCTCATTAGCTACTTTAGGGTCTGTAGCTTGATTAAATACTGGGTCGAGGAAACCTTCCAGTTGTGTGTAGTTAGTAGATGCACCAGCAGCATTGATATTAGCAGCAGCATAGCTCGAAGGGTAGTAAGTAAGGTTACCTACAATACTCAGCAAACCATCCATAGTACGGAAGGGTTGATTGTTACGAGTACCTTGGAACTTCTGACCAAAGAACAGAGCTTTCTCAATGTCAGCAGCATGGAACGCAGCACAGTCCTGACGAGATTCAGCGATGTTAGTATCACCTGCAATCATCTGTGTAGTACGAATCGTATCAGAAATCGCCCAAGTATTACGGAAGATTTGAGTCAGATTAGTAATACGAACTGGGTTGATAATAAGAGCATTCGGACGAATAGATGCTTCCTCGAACGCATTACCAACTTGCCAGAGATTATCACTGGCCAGCGTATTAGCAGCTGCCACATTACCGACCGCACGAGTTACGTTAACTTGTGTAGCAGAAGGTACTGAGTTAACAATGACGTTCTCACCAGTAGAATCAATCCGCATAATCATGCCAGGCAAGATGTTTGCAGTAGAAAGAACTGTCAGGACTGTATCAGCAGCATTAGCTACAGCAGCAGACAAAGTCATTTGTGGGAACAACATAGTCTTAGTAAAGAAGCCGTGCTCAATTTGAACAGCAGTTTCTTCTCCAAGCATTGAAGTCATGCCAAACAGTGGTGCAGTACCATTTGGCATCAAGCGAGTAATCATACCAGCAAATGATTTTTTCGCTAAGTCTTGGGTTAGTGCACTGGTATTAAACATTCCTGCGCTCATGATTTATTTCTCCTAAAGTATTATTGGGGTATAGTAACTTACTACTAGTGATTAGATAACATACAGGTCATAAGCACCTGCGCCAGTTTTCTCGAAGTGAAGCAAGCGGCCAGTACTAGCAGCAACCACATTATTAGCAGCAGCTGTTTGCAGTGTGATACCTGCGGCAACTGTGATAGTAGATGCAAATGCTACACTGTTACTGTAGAATACATCAAATGTGTCTCCAACTTGCAGGTTAGGAAACGCAGTATCAATGTGAGCAGCTGTATCAATTGTATCTGCATAAGCACCAGTTGGGCCAGTGCGCAGCAACAGACCACTAGAAAGCAGTGCTGCTAACAGTGTACCTGCACCTACAGTAGTAAGTTTCGATGCACCCAAGTTAAGTGATGGGCCATCACCTTTACGAGCTACACGAGCTAAACCATTGTCATAGACATTGGAACGATTTGGAACGGACATAATATATTTCTCCTAAAAAGATATTGAGTTACGAAATATTGCTAATTAACCACCTGTTTCCAAGAACATATTCCAATCAGTTGATGCACGCTTGGAAGTATCTTTAGGGGCTGGGCGTAATCCTACAATTTTATCTGCTGCTCCATTAAGGTAATCATTTACATGTTCCTTAATCTGATCAACAGTTGCTGTTGGGTATTTGTTTGTGAACTGTTGCTGCAAGGCTTGAACCATAGGAGCCATAGCAGGATCGTTCATGAGAGGATTGGTACTGCGGAGGTTATCTTCTGAGGAGTATTGTTTAATTATGCTCGGCAACATTTCTTTAAATCTGGCTTCTTGCGCTTGAAGTGCTGCTTCTACTATCTTAGCTGAAGCATGAGATGATTGAGCGAAAGTCATTTGGCTCATATTATTCATAGCTTCCATTAGTGCGCCTTGTGCATCTGCTCCACCAGCTGTGATCTTAGACATAAGTTCTGGAGACACGATCTTTTTAAAATCTACTGTCTTAGCTGTTTCCATCAACTTAGCTGGATCGCTATTGAACTTAAATGGTTCTGCCGGTTTAGGAGCGTTAGGATCATTCTGCCACAAGTCCTTATATTCTTCAAGTGGGGATGCAGGTTCGCTACTAGCAGCTACTTGTTTAGCTGGGTCTGCTACTGCTGTAGGTGAATTACCAGCATTAGGTACTGTAGGATTAGCATTAGCACTGGCAGCAGCTGCTGAAACTGCGGGTGCTGGTGTTTGTTTAAACATATCAAATATTCCGGCCATAATATATTACTCCTTAATTGTGATGGTTGGTTACTGCTCTGGGTTATTTTCGGGTGGGGCTACTCTTGCAGCTAAATCCTGCTCAACACTGACACTTGTTTCCAATTGCCAATTCATTACATCTAGTTGTCCCTGAAGATAACTATTCTGCATCTTGAAGTCATCTATATTAGCAGGGTCTAGTACTAGATTAAGTTTCTGGATAGCTATATCAGCTAATTTATTTTGTAGTACCATCTTTTGGTTAAGTGTTAGTATCTGCCCATTCTCTTCTTCTTGCTCCGAGAGTTTGAATGAGGCAAAACTATTTGCTTGCAGGGTTGCCATTTGGTGCTCCTTGTGATTGAGTTGCTGGTGCTGCTGGTGCTTGAGTTGCTGCTATTACTTGCTGCATAATAGTCTGGGGTTCAGCCAGATCAGCGGCCTGAGTTTGTGATGTACTACCTGGAGTATAACCAAACGACTGTGGTGTAGGCTGCGGCGGTATAATCTTCTGAATCATAGCTTGCAAGTCAGCCATAGTTACACCTTGTATCTGCATAGTAGCTGCCTTAGCAAGTTCAGTAACTTGTGAAGCTGTTTGCTGCCAAGCCTGTTGGGCTTGCTCAAAAGCCATTTGCTGCTGACTCTTCTCAAATGGTTTAAGATCCATGCCTTGAGTTTTCATAAGATAGCTGAAGGCTGGAGTAATATTATAACCGGCACCGATAGTAGGATTAGCCCCCATAGTTTGCAGTGCTACCTGCATCGTATCACCATCTATTTCCTTAGCTGTAGGATCAAGACCGTCTGCCATCTTGAATGATAACACAGCTTTACGCAAGGCTACTGGATCAATAGTTACTGGTGTCTGCTCTGGGCCACTGTAAAGTTGTGTGCCACCTTGATACTGAAGTATATTGATCTTCAATATCTCCTTAAGTGGAGTGAATACTTGAGCTTCATAGAGCTGTGAGGTAAGCATATCTCTGCCACCGGCATTACCCATGATATCAGTATATTCTTCCTTAGTGCGATTGCCCTTAGTAAATAGGCCACGCTGCGCACGGTTACGGCCAGTGACTTCATCAGTCATACCGCTAAGTTGTGATAACTTCTGAAATACTAATGCTGATTGGTCATCACGGAACTCAACTGCACTATAGGCTTCAGATACTGGCTTACCATATGCAGCTGGCCGTACTGGTATCTTACTAGCAGGGTTAGGATTATTGATATCAGCTTCACGAATACGGCTAGGATCATATACCATACGATCGAAGATAGCTTTACGAGATGCAGCAAATGACTGGTTAAGCAGAGTAGATGCTGTCTGCTGATAAGGCATAGTATTAGTGGCCAGTGACTTAGTCTGGTAAGTGAGACCATCTTCATTAGGTACGCCAAATAGAATTGGTATTAAGTCATGAGCATTAGTCTGGCGCTCAGCGTAGATAAGTACCTGATTGTTTACGAAGATAAACTTCCACACTTGTGGTGTATTGGCAGCAGGTACTTTCAAGCCAAAATCACTGGGAATAATGCGGCCATAAAGAGTAGTTAATTCATACAGGTTCTTATAGTGAATAGATGGATTAGGGTTAGTTAGTGAAGCCCAAGCCATCCAGTCAGTACTAGCCCTGAAGTTACGGTTAACTATTGCATAGGGATTAATAAGTGGTTGGTAGAATGTTTCTGGAGCTGTACCACTTCCATTACCTCCACCAATACCGCTCTCAAATGCAGCTGTTAAGTTCTCAATAATTTTAGCGGGTAGTTTGTTAATAAACGATTTAAGTTTAGTGCGAGATACAAGTTCTGTATAGCCGCAAAACTCACCATCTACTGGGATGAGAGCTGGTGCTACGCGTGTATCAAGTATAACATTATACATATCAAGACGCTTGATAGTGTTACCACTCCAGATAATCTGTTTAGGTTTACCTTGAGTAGCACTATAACTGAGATCAGTTTCAACAGCTGCTGTTACTATAGATTCCCAACCAACTTCTAGTGCACTGATATTATATTTAAATCCATCACGAAAGAACTGTTGTAACTGTCTTACCCAGCCCCCACGGATAGATTGATCTTCTATAATAGCATTAAGTTGTAATGCTTCATCTTCAAATGCAGGATGGGCCACCGACTCAAATATAGGAAGTCCTGTTAGGAACATAGCAGATTGAGCGGTGACAGCAGCTTCTACTTGCGGCATCACTACAGGAACTGTTATGTTTTGCAACTTATCAGAATCACCGTAGCGATTAGCAAGTTCTGCCTTACGATGTTTAGAAGTCCAATCTTGTTCCCGAATATAGGCAAGATCAATGTTGCGCATATTCTCCTTAATATTCCAGTTATTAAGCTGCATATTAAAGCAGGACTTATGGAACTGTATAATACCATCCTGCGCTTTAGGCGGTATATACATTGGAGTATTAGGAGTTGCCATTATTTAGTGCTCCCTGTATTTGATTTAGTTGTCATTTCTTGAGAGGCTGCATTATGTCCGTGCATCAGTAGCGTAGTAATCAGTTGCCCAACACCTTTCATTGCATCCTCAAATGAAGGCTTACTGGTTGTAGGAGTGGAAGCTGACTTAGCTACAGCTCCAGCTATATCACTAACAGCTCCAGCTCTTGCAGCAGTTTCTGCACTATTTCCACTATCTCCACCTACATCTGCTTGTCCTGTTGCATCCTTATAAGCAGCTTGTTCCGCAGTAGTCATAGCGCTACCTTGGCCCATGCCTAGAGCAGTCTTAATACGATCTATAACTCCTGGAGTATCAGGATGAGCTAGTACTGCTTGCTGCGTAGTAGGAGATATCTCCTGCATTGCTTGCTGCAATAATTGGCTTAGTGCAGGTGTAGTAGATACTTGAGCTGTTTGATCTGGCATGATTTATATCTCCTATTATCTTATTGAATATTAAATATTGAATATACTGAGACTAGCAACTACAGTTATCTTCCATTGCTAGTACTTTTGCGCTACCTATTTCCTGTGAAGCAAGCGGTGCTTGCATTGCTATGTAGTCACCGAATTCTGCTAGTACTCGTGGACTATAAGTTAGTAGATCTAATATACCATCCACGTTATCTCGTTTCAGAGGTTTAAATTGTGATATCTGGTAATGAACTTGTGTCTTAACATCAGGGTGAATTATTATATCTCCGCTGACAAGTTCCTTAAACATATTAAGTATACGAGTTACCTTACTGAGTGATCCACTGTAAATAGGTACACATTCGATACCGATAATTTCTAGTTGTGCTGCTATGAAATTAAACCAGTAGAGTAGTGAGTACTGATACGCATTTGATTCTACTGCTATTAATGTAGCCCCATGAGTAAAGGCCATTTTAAAGGCTTCTCTAATTGTATCTCCTGGAGATAACCTATCTTCTATTAAGTGCATCAGTACTGGTACTGGCCCAAGTGGCCCTGAAAATATACGGAAGTGTCCTATACTAACGGCATCACTGTTACTTTTATCATTCGAGGGGTCGATAATAATATAGTCACCAAGTGATAGCTCATACGGATCAAAGGGATACTCAGGTATAGCATTGAGGTCAATAGAAGTATTAGTATTAGCATTCTCATCATTAAGTACCTCACTGTAGAATATCTCTGGGTGGCCTGCATTAAGGTCAGACTGAAACTCTTCCATGAGTTGAGTAATGGGCTGTAGTTCTTCCCAAAGACTAGTACCATCTGATAAGATACCACCTACTATAAATTTAGTCCAGCTAGGATTAGTTTTAAGTTTGCGCAAAATACTGTAGCGAGTAGGGTACATATTAGCAACAAATAGGTATAGGCAACCAGAAGGGGATTTAGCTTTCATAGCCGTACCTATCATCCACTCTTCAATACCTTCTGATACTGTCTTACTATTAGCTTCTTCCCTAGTCTGGATATCTTCAAATACCATTACATCTGGGCGCTCGTTATCTCTGTTAGTACCGCGAATTGCACCACCTTTACCAATAGCTTCCAACATAATTGTACGCCCGCGGAAACCAAATACTTTAAAGGTCTGAGTATCAGTAGTTACTCCAAGACGGTAATCGCCGAATACTGCCACGATATTACTATTAGCCAGCATAGTGCAGACGTCAGTGATTATATTAATTGCGTGTTTTTCAGTAGCACTAATTACTATTATGTAGCGGCGAGTAGTAAATAAAATGGTGTAGCAAATAAAGAATTTAACAAATGTAGTCTTGCCAAAACCGCGAGGTAAGCCAAGCGCTAATTTACTAAAGTCTCTAGGTTTATTTATATAGGATAATAACCAGTTCCAAGCAGATATAAATACTGGAGGGAATAAGAACTTCACTACCATTGGAGCTAGTAGTGCAGCAAGAAAGTCTAAGGATGCGCGAGCAGCTTCATATACTTGTGTCTGTTCATAGCTAGCTTGCGATACTTCTTGTTCTTCCTGCTCCGGCTCGCTCTTGACATAGGCATTAGAATCTCCATCAGTAGTTGCTGATATACCTAACTGTTCTTCTAGGTTGCGTGGAGTTACCATAGTTAACTCACTATAAGTTCATCGCAATATGGGCCTTCTCTATCTAAACCGCACCAGAAGAATTCACTTGCATTAATACTGTTACTCCAATTTTTATATGGTTCCCACTTAGTACCATTCCAATATGCGTAACCGCTCCCAGTGTTGTATACACCTATATGTACTGGATTAATTTTACTGGATATACTATTAGTTCTCTTAGCTAAACACATATTAATTCTCCTTAATTAAGTGTTATTTAATTTCTATGCTGCTAACAGTTCGGCTAAGTTGGTAGCGCAGTTGCAGTAATACATCCGTTGCGCGCGCCCGATCTTTAGCTAGAAGTGTTACAGTAGTGTTGTTAGTTACAGTTGTTATAGACACCTGAACATTATCTTCCGGTGGCGGCACTGGGGGTTTGTTCATGATTTAGTAATTCCTTGTTTTGTACGGAGGTATACTTCTCTAGTTTAGACGTCAGGGTTTTTGAGCCAATTGTTACTAGCTGTTGCTCACCAGCTTCTATTACTTGGTTATTTATATCACGTACAAATTTGCTGCTAATTACTTGTGGAAGAATTAACTGTACTACAGTACTGTTAATAATAGTGTTTTCAGGGGCAGATGCTCCACGCCGTTTGGCGGCGTTAATTACTGTGATAGCACGTAGTACTTCCATCGGCTTATACATCATTGGTAACAGGTCACGCATCTTCTCAATAAGTGCATCTTCTATATCGTCATAGGAGCGATCACGTGTAGTTGCAGCCTGTAAGTTAGTGAAGCGGCGCTCAGTTACAGCACGAGCAAATACTTCATCTGCCATTAGTTGACTGATATAGGCTTCACTAACTCCTAGTGCAGAAGAGCAAACTACTGGGGACAAGCCATTGCCGAGCATTTCTAATACTCGTTGCTTTGTTCCTTCGTAAGTTATAACTTCTGTTGGAAGAGTCATGGTAAGTGAGGTGGCCCAGATGTTAAGCAAGGATGTAGAGTAGCATAGGATATAAATATAGGCAAGTAGGGAGCAGCGTAGGGCTGTAAGTAACTTGGGTGATATGAGATGTAAGGTAAAAAGTTTAGAAAATTGGTTGAATTGTAATAGGTATAACGGCACGTACAACACAAAAAAGGCTTATACCCCCCACACGTTAGTAATTGCTTACTCACTTGTTAGTGTGCGCTTGCTACGGTAACTGCCGCAATTGTAACAGGATGTTACTAGGCAGCGGCGCGCATATAGGGTTGGGTAACTGACGATAATTGTCATATAGTGACAGATTACGGCAGGTGCTAACTATTTGATTGCATTAGATATTCGCTAGTCATGTGACAAATATCGTCACAATTAGCAGATACTTATATGCTAACCCATTGATTGCATTGATTATTTATTCTGGCACGGTTTCTGCTGCTATATGTATGCCATCTTTGGCATCTATGCAGTATTTATATAAAGGATATATATCATGGAAACAGTCACACAAGTAACACCTAACTCACTACCAAGCGGCACACTGGCTCCAGTGCTATCCAGTGCGCTAGTTGTACCAATGGACAGTATCAAGGGTAAACAGGCTAGTGCTGGGCATCGCTTCTGCAAGCTGATAGCAAAAGGTAAAAATAGTAAACTGGCAGCTAGTGTAGCAGTAGAGGTGCCGGATGTATCGTTACCAAGTGCCGCACAGTTAGCAGAGTTTCCAGCGGTTGCAGATTACATCCGCGCTGCTATGGAAGGGTTACAAGCGGCTACAGTTAAATCGCTAGTAGTTAGCGGTGCTAGCACAGTGCAATTCAGCGATCTGTCATTAGCGAAACTGGCTATAACTGCATCGGCACTAAATGAGAGTAGTGGAGCCGGCCAACTCAGCGAGGCAGGTATTAAGAGTTGGTTCGACAGTGAGGCAAGGGAGCTAGTTATCGTTGCACTGGCTGATAAGTTAGGCATCAGTGAGAGCGCAAACGATGCAGATGTGAAACGATTGGAGCAGATAGCTAACCAATTGCGCGATAACCTGGCTAAATTGAGCAGTAAAAAGCCAGTGCAATTCGATGAACGAGTACGGAATGCACTTAACATGGCACTGGATGTAGTCGGCACAGATGATAGTAATGGCATGGTTGAAAGGTTACAAGGTAAGCTGAACCAAGCGGTAAGTGATGATGACTTACTAGTTAGTCTGGGAATGTAGCCTGTAGCAGGTTAGCGCGATAATAGCTTACTGTAATAGGTAGGCTATTATCACATCTAACTTAACAGATTGATTTTCAATCCCCACATTATTGCATTATCACATTATTGATATTATCGCATTATCCATTATTGAAACCCTAAATATGCACCCTTTTTCACTCATCCTAGTAGTTAGCAGCTAGGTATAATATGTAGATATAAGTTATAGGGGTATTATGTTTTTATTTGTAAATTTTATGACGGGCTAAAAACAGGCATTAAGAGGAATAAGGCATAATATAACTTAGGCTGAATATGGATAGATGCCTAGCACTCACATATATATGTATAGTGTAACTGGCAGGATTCGATCTCACACGAGAGGTTTACAGTTTTGAATAATGGATAATGTGATAATATGGATAATGCAATAATGTGATAATGTGGGGACTGGATTTTAATAGTTATTTATAGGGGTATATCATGTGTATTAAAACGGAAGTATTCATAAGTAGATATATATATGAATTGTGGCGAGATAGCTGCAAAGAAAGAGGTATAGTTGTATTAAGTGTAGCAACGTGGGATAAGCACTATATTGAAGTTAGATATAGTTTTATATAATATGTAATATATAGTTAGTTTTATATTGGAGAATATATCATGCGCGAAAAATTTTTAACTTACCTGCATCAAATAGGATTACGTTACGCTATACATTATGCTAAGTATGAGGGTGTATCACTAGCATTATGTGAGTTATGGCTGAGTAGTGATTTAGCTACTATAGCTGCATCAGCGAAGCGTAATGAATACGACAGACAACTGGTGAAGTTACACTATATCAATGCACCGGCTAAAGATGGCGGATATAACTCATCTGCTACCTATCGCTAGTAGCATAACATTCAGCCTATATCACATATATTATATATATTATATATTATATATTATGTGTGATATAAGATGTAATGTTGCATGTTGCAACACCATCAGTAGTATCAATTAAATATGGAGTCATATATCATGAGCTATACAACTAAAGTTATGCGTAACAGATTCTTTTACACACGCGCACGGTTTACTAGTTTCCGTGAATGTTTTAATCATCCACAATACTACGCACATAGATAATATATCGCTAGTAGCGTAGCGTTCTATATCATAGAATAAATCGGCTATTGACACACGCGCCCGTTTATGAGACAATATAGAACGCTGCACATATAGTAGTTAATATTTATCAATTATACATAACTATATTAGTTATACAATCAAGGAGAGTAAAACATGAAGATATATACAACACTTAATAAGATTAAATCTTTTCAGCCGTGTAAAGACGGTTACATTAAATTACTAACTTTTTTAGGTAAAACATCATCAGATGATGAGCCAGTAGACTATCTTACTATACTTGAAAGTAACGGCGTAGAAGATACTATCTGGTGTATGCGCTGTGAATGGTTCGAGCATAAAGATACATGGATGCAGTTTGTTAATGAGTGCGTAGCAAGAGTTAAGGTACGTGCTAATGCCGCTGCTTATGCTGCTTATGCTGCTTATGCTACTGCTGCTGCTGCTGCCGCTTATGCAGCAATCAATGCTGATGCTACTGATTATGCTACTGCTTATGCTACCGAAAGAGCTAATCAGTGTAAACAC